CTCTTCTTGAGCTAGTTAAGGAGAAGCTACACTTCAGAGTTTCTGTTCAACTCTAATAACAACCAACCATAAAATCATAACCATGAAAATAATAAACGCAAAAATAGTAAGACTCCTCTCTAAAGAATATGCCAAGCAGATCCACGGAGGAAATTATCAGGTGTCACAAGGATACCTTCTGCAGATCAATCAGCTTGTTGAGGCAGTAGTCAGATCAAGCGTTGCTAAGCAAGAAGACTTGGCAGGAACTCTGAGAGAAACTCAATGGGCTGACAAGTGCATCATGGATGCTAACAACCAACTGGAGGAATACAAAAATGAGTCTGACTTATAAAAAGCACAAAGATGGATTGCTATTCAGCAATGGAAACTATGTGTCAAAAGTTTATGACCAATACGGAAATTGGACTTACAACTTTGCCGCAAAGCATGAAGAGAGTGATGCTTATATAGATGACCAGATGCTGCCAGAAGTCACCAAGCACTTGCAAGAATTCAGAACAGACAACTGGTTGACATTCTAGTAAGTCCTATAAACTTTCAAATGACCCTGCCAGCAATGGTGGGGTTATTTTTTGCTTGCATATTGCTGCCACAGAGATGTGCCTATTTGTGGCGATCAGTATTAGTCTGAGTAACCATCTGGCTCGCTAGGCATAAAGCTGTAGAAGCTTCCAAACTCTCCTCCATACTTTAATGTATTGGTGTCAGAGTTTGCATACATTATTATGCTGTTTGAGAATCCTGCCTGTGCAACGTAGACTTCATATTCATAGTCTGTAAAACTGGTTTCAAAAGATTTGTTCGGGTATTTTGTTCCTATGAAATCACCCCAACCCAAGGAAGTCCAATAATTAAAGCTACTCCAATTGCCCCAAGTATTGCTGCTTTTTGACTTGGTAGCAACACGCCAATAGATGCTGCAGTTAGTTCCAAATGCTTGCATGCCTATTTTGTAGCTTCCATATTGGTCTACTTCCTTCCACAAGCAAGGAGGAATGCATTGGTTGGGAGCTTGGAAAACATTTGAGTCAATGTATCCAGCCCTACTAGCTTTTGCACGATAATTTGATGGACTCCAATTCGATGCAGGAATATTTCCTTGGTTGTAGAAACTTCCAGAAGTAGTTGATGATGCAAGAGTAGAATAGTTTGCACCTCCATCGCTGCTTTTCTGCAGGAGTGTTGATGACATGGCTACTGCATAGCTTAACCTTGGGCTAGTTCCTGATGGACCAACACTGGGGCTTCCAAAGGTCCAGCCCCATTTATGAGTCGGAGTAGGCACAGCATTCGTTGGAGCTACATAAACATATTCATAAGTTGAAACTTCAGACGTAAGCGAGCCAGCGTTTTGAAATGACTTCAACTTCAGAGTTCTTGTCTGTCCAGATATTGAAATTGATCCCCCATTAGATATTGAAGGATCATTCTCGTCAGGCTCAGTTCCATCTAATGTGTATCGGCAAGTAACACCACTTTCATTATGAGTAATGGTAGCACTAAATGCAATTGTATAATTCTGTGATGCTGGAGTTGCAGTAGGAAGACCCAACCTTGCTAATGACCAAGCAAGGACAGAGTTTGCAACTGATGGAGCTGTGCCTACTTGTGTTTCTTCTGCCGTAGTCCAATCATAAGCACTGCTGCTTGTTTCTACTAGCTCAACATCTATATATGGCTCAAGACCATTGTCAAGTGACATGCTTTCAATTTCGTAAACACCACCATCAATTTCTGTCTTCTCAGAGGACACACTGATGACATCTCCTGCTCTCATATTGAGATCTGCTAACGTTGTCTGAAGAGAAAGTTTTCTTGCGAACCTAGTCCTCTTGACATTGATCTTAGCAATGCGTTGTGCAGACGATGCAGACTTTGTAAAAGGCAAAGGCAGATCTATAATTCTTGATACTCCATCTTGAGCTAAATCAGTTGCAGACTGGTATGCTGGATACTCATCCTCCTTCCACTGTAGTTGATCAGATGTATATACCCCTTTTGCTGTATTGTAAGAACTTCTTATTGATTTGCTAGTCAGATTCATCGGAGCTGTCATCTCATCTTCTGTTATGACAGCAGAAGTAAGAGCATATGTTCCTGCATAAATTGCAAACTCACCTCCAAGATAGCTCACCTTTCCTGCCATAGAATCTAAAAGCAGCTTTAAGTTTTCTCCAATTGTTGCATCAGTAGACAAGAAGCCATTGAGAGTGTATTTTTTTTCTGTAGTTCCGTTTGCCTTGCTGATTAGCAAATCACAATCATTTGCTGCAGTATTAACTGTAGCATCATCAACTGTTGCTGATCCACTGCTAAATCCATACGTTGTATCCAGCAAATAGTCTCTAGCTGCAAGTGCAGGATTGTCTGAGTAAGATGTTGAGTTTGTCCTAGGATCAAAAAGCTTTTTGCCTCTTATGAGTGCAGAGATATTTGGAGCACTTGTGCCGAACAAATCTTCACTGTAAAGAATTCGTAAGTAGCAATAGCAGATTCCATTTAGCTTGTGATTGGAAGTCCAAACAGATGAACCAACTTCTGAAGCCAACTGAGAAACGTAAGACTGATTAGATGTGCCAAGTCTTTGCTGGTATGTAACTATGCCTGTAAACTCTCCTCCCACAGAACTGCCACTTAACAAGGCTCTATCATCTAAATAAACTTGGTCGATAGCTTGACATTCGTGACCTGCGAATGCAACTACAAGATTTAAATACCTAGACCCTGTTCCACTTGTTGCCATAAAAACAACTGAGCCTTCAACCTTGGCTTGCCCATACACAACCTTCTTAACATATGGCTCATCAGGAGTCTCATTCCTACTTAGGAACAATCCTGCCTGTGCTGTGTTTGCAAACTCAAGTCCTTTGTCTCCTGAAAAAAGTTTTAGCTGAGACTGATGTGTGTATCTCGCAACTTTTTGATTCTGCAAATCGATCAGCTTTGATTCTGCCTTAATCTTCCACTGATCATTTTCTCCATCTTCGACAAAGGACACTTCTGACATTGTTCCTGAGAACAATTTGTAAACATTTGTTGATGGAAGACTGCCATCCTCTTCCAAGAATCCGATCCACATCTCACACTCTCGATTTCTATATACAGATGGATCTGAAAGGTTGACTGGAAGCTCAGTCGATCCAGACAAAGTAAAGCTGACTGACTCTGCAGAGAGATCAACTGACTCTGTTACTTTTGGAAAGTCTAGAGTGTAACATGCAGGTGAAAAAAGTTGAGTGATTTTAAGATCAGTTACAGAGATGTCACATGTGGAATTTATAGCTACTCTAAGCAGGATCATAGGAATTGGAGGATTGCCTCCACTAACAGGATCGAGTCCATCATCAAATATTTCTATATCAATTTCATTATAGCCTTCAACAATTTCAAATGTGCCGTATTGAGGCTCTGCTTGAGATGCATCTACATCAGAATAGAAGCCTGCGAGAGCACTAAGAGAACCACTGTTTCTAGTCAAATTGAAACAGATGCGATGAAATCCTGTTCTCAGCTTATCTGCACCAGCACTATCTCCTCTCAAAAGGTGGATGTATTTATTAGCTGATGCGTTATTAGCTACTACAGAAAATTCTTCTGAACTGCTCCTTGTGTAATTAACATTATCATTATTAAATGAAGCCTGCAATAAAGGATCTGGATAATAATAATTACCCCCATCACTCACATCTACATTGAGCTGAATGTTTCTTATTGTAACATCATAATCCCCTGCCTGATGAAAAGCAAAATAGACAGTTGGAGTCAGTCCAGCCCCATCATCACTTACATCAAAAACAAAAGAATTAAAACCAACAACAGGCTGCAAATTTGTCTGAGGATCTCTGTATGATAACCGAAGCATGAAATTGCTTATGTCTGCAGCAGTGGTGCTTCCATTAAGGAAGACCTCAAAAGTTAATCTGTGCTTGCCTAGGGTTACACCACCACTGGGCTGAATGGTAAAGAACTTGGTGGTGGTTCCACCATCATTGCCAAGATCATTGACAACTCTAAAACTTCGATCATCAACCTCGGTGAGATTAAAGTAAGTCTCAGAAACATTGCTAAAAGCTGTTGCAGGATAAAGATAGTTGCCACCACCATAATACAAACCACCCTGTCCTGTCCATTCTTTTAAATAGTAATCAACAAAATTATAGCAGACCAAGTAAACAGGTCTGCACAAAGGCTGTGCCAATCTAGACTGAATTGCATCGTTTAGATTTCTTGACATTTTATATTAGCACCTCTTCTGCAACTAATGAAATGCCTGTGGTCTTAGCAAGATTGACATCCCATCTAAATCCATCAGCCAATCTGAACATCCCTTTAGGATTGCCATAATTCAGAGTAGTAGTTCCAAGCACAATTCCAGCTCTTGGCTTTGGCCAAAGTTCGTAGGTCTCTGTAGCTAGTTGTGTCCTTGCTGTAACTCTATAAAGACCTGTACCGATTTGAACCCAATCTCCTGCAATAAGACCCCCACCGCTTAAAACTGCATTCAAAGTGACCTCATATCCTGACACTGCACTGATAATAGCAGAACCAGCACCACCCACATTTCCTTGTGGAGTGTCTTCGGTTGGGATGAAATTAAAATACCCTTCCTTGCCATTCAACCTTAGCAACATGGCTGTCCACTCAGCAGTCTTAGCCTCTTGCATTTGAGGAAGATCAAAAGACACTCTCCACCATTGACCGCTGTGTGCATAAGCTTTCTGCTTTCCTGTCAATGGAGATTGAGAATATGAAACACGACTGACTTGCTCCCAATCAACATTGCGTGGAGTAGGATCTGTTGGTAAATTTAATGGGTATGTTGGCATTAGGAAATTGATTTATAAGTTAGTCCTCCTCTGAGGTAATCATCACTGACTGCATCAACTGCTATCTTAGCAATTTGACCTTTCATATTCTTGAGCATTGCGACTGTGCTCATGTCTGTGCCTGCAGCAAAGTTCATGGTTATGTTCTGTCCTGACATTTCTTCATTTGAAGTAATGTAGCCAGACCTGCTTGGGCTAAATAATTCTGGACCATTCTCTCCAACGATGTAACTTGAGCCACCTGTGACTGGACCACCTTCTGCTCTAAATCCTCCGAACATTGCACCAGCCATATTTCCCATAGCTCCTCCAATGCTTGATGACACTTCCATAAACCAGTCCCAAAGACTGTTTACTTGTGCATACAATTCTCTGATTGAGCTTATCATATACTGCTTTATGAAATCATAAGTTTTTCTCATTGCAGAAACAAATCCATCTGCAAAAAAGTCTCCAACTTTTACCCATGCATTGTAAAAAGTCTCTCCAAGATACTCTCCCAAAGCAACGCAATCATCATAAAGAAGGATCAATGCTGCAATGACTGCAGCGACTCCTGCAACAACTCCTCCATAAGCCGCAATCAGAGATCCAACTGCTGTAACTAAACTAACAACTGCAGGGATTGCAAGTGCAAGAAGACTAATGAATGTTCCAAAGGCTATAAGCAATGGACCAACAACAGCAACTATTCCTGTCCACATCAATATATTTTTTTGAAGCTGTGGATCTAGAGTAGTAAACTTTTCTGCCATGGTTGCTACGAAATCAAGAAGCTTTTCGAAGTGTGGGGCTAATATCTCTCCAATGAGAAGAGCAACTGCTTCAATCCTTGATGCGAAAATTTTCATTGCAGTGAATGTGTCACTGTTCATGATATCAATCATCGCTTGCAAAGCTCCTTCTGATCCCTTTAGTGCATCCGTGAGAAGTGTTAAATTCTCAGATTGTGTTGCAAGGACTGTGCCAGTTAATGATCCTCTTGCTTGAAACAATTCTTGTGCAGTGACTAGCCTGTTTGTAGACTCTGCAATCATGTTCATTGCTTCTCCAAAGCTAAGACCTTTTTTGGACAGCTTAAGAAGGATGTTTCTTAAAGATGTGCCAGCAGTAGAAGCATCAACACTATTGTTCGCAAGGATTCCTATCATTGCGACTGTCTCTTCAAAGCTAAGACCAAACTCTTTTGCGAGTGGTGCAATTGTCCGCATGCTAACATCAAACTTTTCAAGGTCTAGAGCAGAGCTTGAGAATGCCTTTGCCATCACATCTGTAATTCTTCCAACGTCCTTAGTGTCGACTCCAAATCCTCGCATTGTTCCTGCGACAACTCTTGCAGCCTCTCCAAGCTCTGAATCAGTAGCTTGTGCCAGACCTAATATTGATTCAGTTGAATTTAGAATCTCATCAGGAGTAAATCCTAACTTTGATAAGTTCAACTGCAGACCTGCAACTTCACGAGATGTAAAGATAGTAGATGCACCCAAAGCTTTTGCAGACTTTGTAAGCCTATCAAAATCATGTTCAGTAGCTCCACTGACAGCTTTGACCTTGTTCATCTCATGTTCAAAATCAGAGAACACTTTTAATGATGCAGCACCAACAGCAATAGCTGGAGCTGTTATAGATCTTGTCATTGCTGACCCAACACTCTTCATGCCTGCACCCAAGCTCTTCAACTTGGCACTGACTTTCTTAATGTCCTTGTCAAGTTGCTTTGTGTCCAAGGACACTGTGCCAAATAGAGCTCCAATTTTTACAGCCATTTTATTTTACGCTTTGCATGAATTGTTTTACTTTTTTAATTACTTCCTGTTTTGTTTTTGGTTTTTTAGTTGGCATGAAATCATCAATCTTGTAAGGAGACTTTTTCTTTTTAGAGTCTCTGTTACAGTTTGCAATCACCGAACACAACAGAGCAAATCTGCTGTCCTCTTTTTCTTGCTGAAGTTCCCAGACATGGTGCAGTTCTGCTATGTCTGAATTGGACAGATTCTCCCACTCTTGTCTCGACAGACCATAGAGTATTCGACCTCTGGCTGCTGCACTCAGCCATCTGTTTTTCCCAATGTTTCTTCAGCGAAGCCAGATTCACTCAAAGCATCTTTTATTGATTCTGCTATTTCATTCAGATTTCCGAAGTCATCTGCATGCTCAATTGGATCTCCTTCCAATCCAAGAGCACAACAAACAAATTGAATTGATTGAGAGATTGGAGCTTTTTCAAAATCTTGAAAACTTCCTCCTGCCATCTCAAACTTCATCATTGTTTTGTTTGTGATAATTAAATCAACGTCTTTACCTTTGTGTGTAATCTTAGCCATTTGTTTATGAGTTTGTATTGTTAGGTTTATGCGTAAGCGATGCCACCACTTACCTTAAGAGTAATTGTTGCAGTCATGCGATCATCCATAGGAGATGATGCTTCAAATCCTGTAACAATAGCTGCAAATGTTTCTGTAGTGTCTGCAGAGTCTGAGTATGTTATTTTGAAGTTAGTAGGAGCATCATTTGCTGCAAGTGCTGCATCCCTAAGAAACACGTGCCCAGCGTCAGCAACACCATAGTTTACTTCCAGAGAAGCTTCACCTGTGTCAACGAGACCGCCCACAAATGTGCGGATGCCACCTGTGCTTGCATGGTGTGTTGTTTCAATTGTATCCTTAGAGAATGATGGTGGTGTCACATCAGTGATTTCACCAACTGTTACATAACTTCCTGAACTCTCATAAGCCAGTTGTATTCCGAATCCTTGTGTTGCCATAATATTATTTTATTTTATTGTTAATGATATTCAGAGTATGTGTATCTGAATGTAAATTCAACTACTCTTCCGTAGTCAGTTATTGTTGTTTCATTGTCATCAGTAGACAACAAATTTCTTAGCTTTGCATAATTGATAGTAAAGCCACCACCAATGTCATATGTGTTGCCTTCATAGAATCCAATCAGCTCTTCGACTTGAGATAAAACATCTGCAACCTTGGTTGAGTAAATGCTGTATTGTATATTGCACTCTCCAACATTTGAAACTCCTCCGTGAGACAATACATGATCATCGTAAATTATTTGAAACGTAGCATAGTTTGACTCTGTAGAGCATGAGAAATCTTCAGGACTGTAAATGACTGAATTTACTTCCTGTTGAAAAAAAGAAGATGCTTGGAATCTGCAAAGTTGTGAATAGAAATCTTTCATCTAGGTTATCTTCCTAACTGTATTTGCTTCTGTTCTAAAAATGCTTATCATCTTTGCTATGACTGCTCTCCTAGCTGCAATAGCTGAAGCATCATAGGATGTTCTCATGAATGGTCTTGCTTGCTCTCCTCTTTTGCCAAACTCAACAAGGTGTGCATAGCGAACTGCATTTTTAATTTTTCCAGAGCCTGTTGTTACTTTTCTATTCCTGATGCCAAAAACAGAAGTGGCATAAACTCTTTTTGACTTAACCTTTTGACCAATAGCTTTCTTAAGAGTTCCTGTATCAACTGGCACTGCTGGTCGTGTTGCTTTGATGATAACAGAAGACCCTGCACGAACTGCTGCAGCAGGTGCTCTCAAAGCTTTCTTTGTGCCAAGCTTTCTAAGCCTATTGATCATATCATCCATAGTCTTTTTCTTGATCTCTGTTTTCACTATCATCTAGTTTATCTGTGCCTTTCCAAATATAACAAGCCTGTCATTCCTGCCTTTTTCCTCAATAGCATAAGCATGGTAATCAACAGAATCATAATTCAGAACACAGTTTACTCCAAAGTGTCCAGAGTCTAGAAGTTCCTTGTCATAGCGAACTTCAAAAGTCAATTTCTTATAAGCACTTCTTCTTCCATCTTTTGTTTCTTCATAGCCTGCATCTCCTGAGATTGCAGAAACATTTGACCAAACAGATTTGTCATCTCCATAGCTGATGATGCACTCTCCATACTCACCCTCTTCTTTTGTGGGGATCTGGATTTTTATAAAATCATCTAATCTGGAAATGTAATCAGGCATAGTGAATAACCAATCTTTATCTCACCTTGTCTATAATTAAATAAAGCCAATTCAAGATCTTGTTGGCTTTGTGTTTTACCCTATCAAGAAATTTGTCTTTTGTTTTGCAAATGCAGCACTTCATTATTTTTTAAGTTTGTTGTGAAAGTCAAATAGCACTTTTACTTTTTCAGTAAGAGCTTCTAGGTTGTAGTGCATCCTTGCCAGCACAACAATGAGAGTGATGATTCCAATAATGATTGGCCACAAGGAAGATATGATTTGTAAAACTTCATTCATTTAATTTGAGAAGAACCAAAGTAGAATCCTACAATGGCTAGAGCAGTCTGTCTAATCTCTGGAAGGATAACAAATCCTTGCACAGTGTCCCACTTGACAGTTTTAAAAAATCCTAAAAACCCATTTGTTTCTCTGGCTACACTTAC